ATGGCCATGCGGAAGGCAATGGGGATATGTTCTTCCCCTTGTCAGACGCATCGGTTTCTAAAAAAAGAAATGGAAGCGGGAAGGCTTAAAATGCTTACGGGCCGGACGCTGGACAAAGACGGCAAACTGCAACACGCCGCCCGCTACGTCATTGTCTCCTGATGCGTGTCGAAATCACAGTCGAAACCCGGAGTGGGGAGACTGGGGATGAGCGCAATTATACCTATGTCTGCGATTTTACTGATAAGGTTACACTTGAAACAGTAGAAGCGCACATGGCATCTATCGCTCGGCTTCTTGACCGCCAGGCTAGCGAAGCCATAGATGACGACGACGACGACGAAAAAGAAGAATGGAAGGCTACGCCGTGATTTTGAAATACTCGACCGCCGCCGCCTGCGTGGCGCGGCCGGCGTAATGCTGGTAAAGCATCGATGTGTTCCGGTGAGTCAGAAGCCGGGCGGTGTCGCCGGCATCCCGATTAAGAGCAACGTGGTAGGTGGCGAAGGAATGGCGGAGAGAGTTGCGGAACTGTTCTGGGTCCTTGCCCTCGCCCTTGAGCCCCGCCGCCTCAAAGACCGCCCGCTTATCCAACGCATAAAGCCGAGGCGGCAGCGACCAGCACGAAGCCGGTGCCGACGCTACCCAGCCCCAAAGATTCGGCGGGAAACCCTCGACGTAATGGCGCTTCCCAGTCTTATGCTTTGCACCGGGAAACGTGATGCCGTGCGAAACCTCATCCAGATCCGTCCGGACGATCCGTTGCGCGCTTGAAAACCGCAGCCCGCCAAATGCCTCCAACGCCAGCCGTCCGGCGCACCTGGTCCCGCGTGCCGCATCAAACAAAGCCCGCGCCTGATCGACCGACAAAATGGTTACGTCCTTGTCCTCCCGTTGCGGAACCGGAACCGCCCCCATCGGCGAGCGCGCCAGCCAGCCGGCGCCGACCGCATATTCCAAAAACAAAGCAACGTCGCCGCGATGTGACCGCTTGGTTTGCGCGGCGACCGTAGCACCGGCGCGGGGTGGCGCAAGATCCCGCAGCCAACCGTTGATCGCGGCGGCATCGAGCTTCGCCAGGGTAATCGACGGATAGGCCGCAAGCAGCCGCGAAAGATGAAGATCGCGCTGTTTTACGGACTCCGGCGACAATTTGCGGTCTGCAAGAATGGCGCGGTATTTTCCAAGAGCATCGGAAAGATTCATCCCCGATTCTAAAGCCCCCCGACTCTGCATCCACTCACGCGCCACCGTGAGGAGATCCGCGCCGCCAGTAATGCGTCGGAACTCAGCAAGTGCCTCCGCATCGCGCGGCCCAACGTGGACCGCAGCGACCCCAAAACTCTTCCTCTTTTTCACCCACTCAACCGCAAATGCGGCTCGACTCTTTTCAGAGTCAAAATCCTGGCCGCCCTTCTTACCCCCAGGCAAACGCCAGCGGGCTCGAAACGGCAGCGGATGGTTAGGACGTTGCTCAAACCACATCCCCCGTGGGGGCGTCGAGGGGGCGTTTGCGTGGGGGCGATTGGGGGGCGTTTTCATGCATTTTCACGCAATCCGAATTGCGTTTTTAAGCAAGCGTTACCTCTAAAAGACTTCTTTACCCGTCACCAGAATCGGGGCGGGGAGTCCTGATTTCCCGAAGCAAACAACGATTTGGGGGCGGTTAGGGGGCGAGACGTAATGAAATTTTTCCTGTTTTTGAGCTTTTTTAAGAGCGACTTTCCCGCAGTCCCAAATAAAGTAGTCGCCGCCCCATGTTAAGAAAACTGCTAACGCCGGCCAGAAGGAAGAAAAAGCCCACCCGCTCAAGCGGATCGTGGGAGGACCGGGAGCGGGCGTTAATGACCGTCGTCATATCCTACCTTACCCCAAATCAAGCGGCATCCGCGCTCGACCAGTGGGAGGCAGTTTTGGCTTCGAGGCCCGAGCTTGCAATGCCTCTCCAGCGGGGTTGATAGGCTTCGTTTTGCCCGTAGGTTTTGCTTTTAGGTCGGCAACAATTTTCTCGACCAAGACTGCCATGAAATTGCTGACAGACCGCTTTTCTTTTTTGGCCATCGCAGACAATTCCTGGGCAGTTTCCGTTGTCGTGATAAAACAAATACGCGCGCTATCCTTTGAAAGTTTTCCGTGCCTGCTCATGATTTTTCAGAGCTAAGGTGTAAGAAGAATTAACGCAAACAAAAGAAACGTATTGATATGGTTGGCACAACCACGCGATGGTTGTGCCAGATGACTCCAATCACCACCCGGCACGGTCTCCGCAAAGAATGCAATACGGTCATAACCTTCCAGATTCCAAGGGCGTTACTAGCTCAGGTTGCGTCCATCGCCGCCGCAGATGAGCGCAGCGTTAGCGCATGGCTTCGGATTACAGTCGCGAACTCCGTTCGCAGATCACGCGCCGCATCTAAGGGCCTGGCCGCAAAAGCCGCGTAAAGTTTTTCGACCAACTTTTTCTACCTACCCATGAACACAACCCTAGCGTTAGTATTTCTCGCCATTTGCGTCTCAACCATCGGCGTTATCGCCCTTGGCGGCGACTGGGCCCAGCGGAACCTCACCGAAGCCAACAAGACCAAGCCGCTCAAACTAACCAAGACGCGCAAGGGAGGCCGGAAGTGAGCGACACCAACTCCGAGAGCTTCAAACGCCTCGAACACCAGATCGCTGAACTGCGATCCATGCTCGCGCCAGTCCTATCGCTGGCAGTCCGGCAGAAAAGCCGCGCAGCGCAGGCAAAAGCAGCCGGTTGTTGCCCCTCAACCCTCTGGCGCCGCGAGAAACGCCTCTCAGCCAAGCTAAGATTGGAGGGCGTGAAATGAGCCCCGATCATTTCTGCCACGGACAATACCTGATGAAGCGCGCCGCCGATGGCCGCGACTATCCGGAACAGGGCCAGAGCAGTCTGAGCGACCAGTCTTACGACGCCAACGGCGAGCCCCTTTGCGCGCTGCCGGAGGACACCAGACCCAGGCCGGCCGCGCTCAACGCTTGGGACTCCCGCGCCCCCCTCACTTTTCACGAAGCCATCCAGGTCATCGTAAAATCCAAACACCACCTAAACTCGGAGAACCAAGAATGATAAACATCACCACCGGCAAGCGATTCCCAGCAGTCCGCGCCGTCTTTTACGCCATCGCCGGATTCGGCAAAACCTCCCTCGCCTCCGCCATCCCCGGCGCACTTTTCCTCGACGTCGAGGGATCGTCTGACCGCTACAACGTCGCCCGAATCGACGCCCGTAAACACACCGAGATCCTGGCCGCCCTCAAAGACCTCACGAAAGACGCGCAGGGTTTCCAAACCCTTGTCATCGACACCGCCGACTGGGTGCAGTCCGCCATCGAGGACGCCATGTGCCGCACCCAAAACAAACCGAGCATCGCCGAGTGTTCCGGTTCCTTCGGAAAAGGTTACGTCGAAGCCGGCCGCAAGTTCGCTGAAATCCTCGAATACTGCGACACCCTGATCTTCAACGGCATGAATGTCGTTTTTCTTGCCCACTCCACCGTCAAGAAAGTCTCGCCGCCAGGTGAGATGCAGACTTACGACCGCTACATCCTCGCGCTGGATGAAAAGAACTTTGCCGCCCCGCTTTATGAATGGGCCGAGATGGTTCTGTTCGGACGCTTCGAGGGCGGCGTCGTCGAGACCAAGGAAAAACGAATCAAAGCCACCTCGGAGGCGCAACGCCGCACGCTGCACACTTCGGATTCGTGCGCGTGGTTCGCAAAAAACCGCTTCTCCCTACCGCGTGAGATCACCGTGCCGACCGTCGAAATCGCATCCGATGGCAGCATCCCCGCCGCCATCCTCCCGCCCGAACTGGCCCAGATTTTCGCCGGTAGGATGTCGCCCCGCGCACCCGCTCCGGCTCCGGCGCCTGCCGCGCCGGTCTCCGAGCCCATACGCTCCGCCGGCCCCGCGACCCCCGACCAAGTTGCGAAGCTAACTACCTACGCAAAAAACTCCGTCGGCGCAAAACTCATCGAGGCCGCGCTGGCCCACTATGGCGAAATCAGCCCCGCCGACCTCAACACCGAGCAAGCCACGCTAGTCGTTGCCCGTTGCCAGGAGGAGATGAACAAACCCGCGACAGCAGCAAGGTCTCGCCCCGACCCGTTCGCGACCGCCGCCGCGCCGTTCCTCTGGCCCGCCGGTTTCGCAGAATGGCTGGGAGCAAACGAGACGCTGGTTAATCCATTCCTGGTCGGAAAAAGTTGGATCAACGCCGGCCAGACCTGGCGCGACCTCACCGCCGAGCGCGCCGAGTCCCTGATCCAGCGCGCAGATGCCTTCGCCGTGTCGGCCAAGATTCCCGCTCGCGGAGGCGCCGCATGACCGCCGCCCTCACCCTCACCGGCCTCCACCACGCCCAGATCGAGTTCGCAGCGGGATCGTCGGCCCGCCGCGCTGACATCCTCGCCACCACCCGCGCCGTCACCGGCGTGGCGGACGCAATGGACGCAGAGATCGCCGCCGACGCGCTGCGACTCGTCTCCGGCATGGTCAAGGAGGTCGAAGCCTCCCGCGTGGAGATCGGAAAACCCGTCCTCGACGTCACACGGAGGATCAACGCGCTGGCCAAGGAGTTCACGACCGACCTCGCCGACGAAAAAGCGCGCCTCGAGCGCATCCTTGGCGAATACCAGGCCGGCGAAGAGCGCAAGGCAGACGCCGCCCGCCGCGTGGCCCAAGACGAGGCCGACACGCTGGCCCGCGCCGCCGCGCAGGCCCAGCGCGCCGCCGACCGCGCACCCACCGAGACCGATCAAGAGCAGGCTCAGCAAGCCGCCGCACAAGCCGAGACCAAAGCCATCGAGGCCCGGGTCATCGCCGCCGAGATCGCCCCGACCAGGCCGGACGGCATCGCCGTTCGGTCCGCGTGGAAGTTCGAGGTCACCGACATCAAGAGGCTTTTCGCCGCCCGTCCCGACCTTTGCGTGATCGAGCCCAACAACCCAGGCATCCGCGCGCAGATCCCGCACAACCAAACCATTCCCGGACTCCGCATTTGGAGCGAGGCCAAAGCCAGCATCCGTTAATTCAACCCAAACCCACCATGTCACAAATCAACGCCGGCCGATACCCGGCCATCATCAAATCGGCTACCGTCACCGAAACCAAAAACGGAAAACAACAGGTCACCTTCGACCTCACCCTCGAAGGCAACCTTGCCTTCTCCGGCACCAAAAGTTTAGAGGGCGGCGCATTTGAATACACCCTAAACGCGCTCCGGAAGTTCGGCTTCAACGACGACTGGAACACGTTGGATCTGCAACTCACCGACAAGGCGTGCTCGGTCGTCATCGAAATGGAGGCCGGCCAACAAGACCCCACCAAGCTGTTCCCAAAACTGGCATGGATCGACCCGCCAAAGTCCTTTGCAAAGCCGGTCTCCGGTGGGCTACTCGCCACCCTGTCTGCCCGCGCCAAAGCCGTCACGCGCCCCGCCGACGCCCCGCCGCCCAACCCTCGCGTCGCACCGGCCGCCCGACCCGCGCCCGCCGCCGCAGCAGTCACTTCCGCCGAGGTTCCATTCTGATGACCAAACCCAAAACCACCCGCCGCCTTGCAACCGGGCTCAACGCACCAAAGCGCGTGACCGACAGAAGCATCTCACGCGAGATCGCCGAGGGCGCCAAATTTTTTTGGTCGTCACGCGGCGGAAATCCCAACGCCGCGTTCTGCCGCCCTCGATTCAACTCCAAATGAAACACTCGCTCGCTCATAAGTTTAATCGCGCGGAAGCACTCGGTTGGTCGCGCGCGCTGCCGGCCTGGTGCGGACCTTGCTCATGGATAAAGCGGCCAAAAAAAGAACGCCGCGAAATGCTCAGCAACCTCCGCCGGATGCGCGCGGCCATTCCGTGGCTTCCCGTAGTGGGAGACGGCACATGAACCTTCGCCGCTACCAGTCGCGCGCCGTAGCCTTCCTTCAAACCCGCACCGGAGTCGGTTCGCGTGGCCTCGTCGTCTGCCCGGCCGGCGGCGGCAAGACGATCATCGGCGCCGCTGCGCTGGCCCTCGTCGCCCAGCCGTGGGACCGAGTTGGCTGGGCCTGCAACACCCGCGAGCAAATGGAACAGGGCCAGGCCGCGCTCACCGCAGCCGGCGTGACGGCGGCGTGGGTCAAATGCGTGGCGGGCATCACCCGCGAGGACACCGCGTCACTCGACTTCCTCATCGTGGACGAGGTGCATCATCTGCCCAGCGCAAGCTGGTCGCTGATCGCAGACGCTTGCCGAGGCACCATCTGGGGCCTCACCGCCACGCCAAAAAGCCCCGATCCCGAACGTAATTTCTGGTTCGCCCGCTTCTGGGGCGAAGGAAACACAATCACGATCCCTCGCGCCGAAGTGCTCGACGGCGGTCACCTGGCGCATGGTCGGGTCGTCATCCTCGACCTCGACCAGCAGGGTGAGATCGACGCCGTGATCGAGGCCGCCGCCCAGCTTGAAAGCCTAAAAATGACGCGCCGGTTCCCGACGCTGGACAAACAGGAGAGCTATCGCCGCGCCCAATGGCGCACCACCCTCGACTTGCTCATCGAGAACCCGGTCCGCAACGCCGCCGTCGTCGAGACCGCGCTGGCTGAAATCCAGCGCGGGCAGTCGGTCCTTATCCTGGTCGCCGAGATCGAGCAGGGCCAACGGTTCGCCGCACTCATCCCCGATTCCATCGTCGCGCACTCAAAAATGGGAGCGAAGCAGCGGAAGGCCGCAATCACAGCATTTCGCGACGGATCTCTCCGCTGCCTGATCGCCACCTCCCTCGCCGACGAAGGTCTCGACGTTCCCCGCGCCTCGGTGCTGATCCTCGCGACCGCCGGCCGCTCCGGTGCAAAGCTCGAACAGCGCACCGGCCGCGTGATGCGGCCGCACGAAGGCAAGGGCGTCGGTCTCGTTTACGATTTCGCGGACGCCGGAGCCAGCATGGCACGATCCCAGGGCTTGGCCCGCCGCCGCATCTACAAACAACTCGGCTACGCAATCGAAACCTCCGCGCTCTGCGCGGTCTGACTCGCGATGCCAACTTCTCCCCAAATCTTCATGCAATTCTGCGTGCAAATGGGCCTGCCGGCCCCCGTCGCTGAATTGCAGTTCGAGCCGCTGCGCCGCTGGCGCTTCGACTACTCGTGGCCCGAAGCCAAAATCGCGCTCGAAGTCGAAGGCGGCATCTGGTCCGGCGGTCGCCACACTCGCGGCGCAGGCTTCGTCGGCGACATGGCGAAATACAACCACGCCGCCCGCCTCGGGTGGCGGGTGCTGCGGGTGCAACCCAAAGAACTCCTCACCCTGGCGACGGTGCAACTGGTGCGGGAGGCAAAAAGCGCATGAGCAAAGCCCAACCCGTCTCCCTCGGTCGCACGCCGCCACACTCGGTCGAGGCCGAGGAAAATCTGTTGTCGGCCTGCCTGCTCGACGGCTCCGACATCGTGTCCCGTTGCCTGACGAGCGAGATCACGGCGGCGTCGTTCTATGTGCCGGCCAACCGCGTCGTATTCGAAAAGATCATCGACCTCTACAATCTAAGCAAACCCATCGAACTCGCCGTCGTCGCCGAGGATCTTAAAAAGAACAAAGCCCTGGATGCGGTCGGCGGCTACCGCTACCTCACCCGAATCACCGAGAAGATCCCGACCACCGCAGGCGCGCCTTACTTTATCGAAAAGGTCCGCGAACTGTCCGTGCTGCGCGACATCATCGCCGCCGGGACCGCCGCCGTCGAAAGTTGCTTCACCTACACCGGCCCCGCTGACCTCGCCGGAATCCTTTCCAAACTCAGAGAACCGCAGAACCAGGCCGAGATCGGCCTCGGCGGGTGGCAACCGGTCACCGCCGCCAAGGCCGCGCTCACCCCCACGCCCGCTCCGGCGGAACTGATCGGCGGGATGCTCTACGCCGGCGGGACGCTAATGATGAGCGGCGCAAGCAAGTCCATGAAAACTTACACCATGATCCACGCCGGCCTGGCCGTGGCGTCGGGCGGCGAATGGATGGGCAAAAAGACCACCCAACGCCCCGTCATTTACCTAAACCTAGAACTGCAACCGTTCGCCATGGAAAAGCGAGTGCGGGAGATCGCGTCGGCGATGCGGATCGATTGCCCCGCCGCTTTTCACATCGTCAATTTGCGCGGCACGCTGGTCACCATCGATGTCGTCGAGGCCCAACTTCACCGCCTACTCACTCGCCTCGATCCCGGCCTGGTAATCATCGATCCCCACTATAAGATTTCGGCGGCGTCCGGCGTCGAGGAAAACAGCAACGACGCCCAGGGCCTCCTTCTCTACCGACTCGAAAACACGATCTGCAAACGCGGCGCCGCCCTAATGATCGCCCACCACTTTTCC